ACGGTTGCTGTCCTTGCGGGGGCTGCCCGACGGGGCCTTGTGGGCCTGCCTGCAAGGTAGTCAGGTCAGGCATGTCGTCTGGGCCAAGCCCTTCCTCATAAAGGGCACCTGATGCCTCAATCAAGCTTTGCGGCGAAAAATGCTGACACATGATATCAGCCATGATCCGCACTGTGTCACGGGCCAAGCGGGCAAGTTCGTTCTGCCTGTCAGTCAGGCGCGTACCGGACGAATTAGATTTCAGCCTTTGACCGCCAAGTGTTTCACGGGCGTCAGTAGTTCCCCGCATAATGTCGGTAATGCCGGTCAGCCGATCCATTTCCTCAATTTGCTTGGCCTTAATCATCATCAGTTCATTAAGAATACCGATGAAATCCTTGACCGGGATGAAACTGATATTGCCTGCAACACCACCCTTCTCAGCAAACGCTGCCCAATCATCAACCGGGATCAATTGGTTCTCAACTGTCTCCTGAAACAGCCGTTGAATGTCCTTAGCTGCGGCATTGTAAACACCACCGGCCTTGCAAGCCTTGGTGAGCAACGCAATGCGCTGTGTCAGTTCGTCAATCTGGATAGCCTGATCTTCATACTGAATATAATCAGCAACCGGGATCAGCGTATTGTTGGTGGCATTGGCAAAAATTGGCTCTGGAACCGGGTAGAAGTATTCCAGGTGCAACGGATCATCCTTGCGATCACAAAGGTAATCGTAGCCCATGGCCACCCAATAAACCTTTTGGTCTATCTTGGACCAGATTTCATAAACCTCACCTTTATCCTGATCCCCACCCTGAAGTGAAGTATTTTGTGACTTGTTGCCCCTGTCATCACGTTGAAGCTGAATGGCTTTGCCAATCTGTTTACCAAACCTGCCAGTCATTTGATCGCGTGACATATACACGCGCTTGGCAATGCCCGTTACTTCCGTCCAGGTTCGGGCACGTACTGGAAAGGTGAAAAAATCATCCCAAGGTATGTAATCAACAGGTGTGGATTCCCTGACAATACGGTCGGTTGTTTCTTCAAGTTTTTCCGACTCAAGATTTTGGTCATCAGGCTCAACCTGATCCTCACTACCCTCCTTAGATCCTTCACCCTCTTGAGGCTGTTCCTCGCTATCACCTTCCTCAAATACCCTGACCCGTGGTCTGCCACCCTTGGTGATGTATTCCTTTACATTCCGGTCATCACCGTCATCAAGCGGTAATTCACCAAGTGAATCCCGCATATCTGTTTGTGGTTCAATAGGCAGTGACAAGCCCTCGGCAATTTCAGGCTCATACCGCACCCACACAACGCCCATGCCGGGCAACAAATAATCATCGCGCGCCCGCTTCATTGAGTTGTGAAAACCACAGATCTCAATTTCATTGCGCAACGCACGCTCAAGTATTTCAGCAGCACCCCGCCCGGTTGGGTCTTTATCCTTGAAACGCCGCTCAGCAATAGGCAACGGCATCTTGCCATAGAGGGCAGGCTTAAGGATCTCTACGTTTGACCACAGTGAACTATAGCGCCGGTGACCGTTTTCTTGATCGGTTTTGTTGGTCCGTTCGTCACGGTAACGCTTGATGATTGCTTCGCCACGCTTGCGGTAGCGTTTGACTTCCGTATTGTCATTGACCGCATAAATTTGATCTAGCCAATACTTGGCCAGCCTGCGTGACTTGTCGCCACCATCAGGCCCCGCTATTGGGTCCAGTTCAATTGCCATTTAGGCTCCAGCTCCAGGCAGGAAACATCTTATTTGTATTTGACCTTCAGCATCCTGATATGGCCACACTACTGCTTTCCCAAATTTATTTGGTTCGTTTACTAAAGCAGTATCAGGCACAGATATCCATTGGCCGTTAATCCGCACACGGTATTGACCGCCATCAGTATCCCAGTCAACATCCTCAATACTAACACCATCGGCAAAAGAACAACAAAGCCCCTTACCACTTGCCAATTTATCAAACCAGGATTTCAAAGGTGAATTGGCAAACTGGCCATCATCCTTGGCCAAAGCCATGGTGCTAAAACAAGCAAGGGCAAGAACCAGAATGAGCCGCATCAATGAATTCTCATGTTGGATGGTTGGTTATAACGCTTCTCATTGGATTCCCACAAGTCCTCAAGTGTCACCGTGCAGGTAGCTGGATCGGTTGAAATGATCTTAGGCTTGTTTTCATCAGGGTCATAGGCACGGCCTGCCACCATTTTATCAAGTACCTGACCAATTAACGATAACGCATCGACTTGATCGTCATACTTGCCGGGGAACTTCAACAGTTCGTCTTTGAAAGCTGAGAACCAAGGGGCATGAAACGGGCAGTACAAACCTTCCATGGACATGCGGCCCCTGATTGACTGTGCCCTAATGGCTTTGTCAGTGCGGCTAGGGAAATCAGCCCTGGCTATGTAAAGCCTGCGTTCACGCAAACGCTTTTCCAAAAACGGCCCAACACCGCTTTTGATCTGACCTTTTTCTTCAGCCCACCCCATTGGCTTCCAGTATTCAACCAGATCACAAAGGGCCTCAACCCATTTGTCTGATGTTGTCTGCCCACGCCACAAGTCAAGAACATAAATCCTGTTGGCAAGATCAACACCCACCACAATGTGAACGGTATAATCCCCACCATCATTGGTCACCGCATAATCACTGGCCCCATAAATGTGCAAGGACTCACGCGGGGGCATTTTGTTATTGGGCCACGGCTTGAGCCAATCAGCCTGAAAGTAATCACCTTGCTCAGGGGATGGCCTTTGCTGGAACAAGGCAGACCAGGTACGGGGATTGCGTTTGAAAGGGGCAAAATGCTGTGGTGTGAACCATTCAGGCCAAAGAATATCACCAATCTTGCGGCCTAGAATATCATCCTGCCTTTCACATTCAGCAGGCAAGCACACCACAAACCAATCATTGCCATCACGGCATTTTATCCAGCCAGATTCACCATTATAGTCCTCAGGAAGTATCCTGCCTGCCGGATCATCTTCATGCCAACGAGTCGTAACGCCGATCTCGAACGCCTTTGGTTTTTTACGTGTCATCAAGTCATCAAAGTAGGCATCCCAGGTTTTTTGCCTGACAACATCAGATTCAGCTTGCTCACGGCCTTTGATAAGATCGTCCCAAACCACACCATCAACACGGTTGCCGGTGATGCCGGTCAATATACCGGCTGCCATCCATTCACTGCCATTAGTCAGCGCCCATTCATCAACAGCCGCACTCTCAGGTGAAAGTGTGGTATCAAAGATGCGACGAAACTTGGTCTGTGAGACAATTGAACGAGCACGCCTACCAAACTTCCTTGGCAGGTCACTGCCATAACTGGCTACAATCAATGAACGGTTCTTGAAGCGGCCAAGGTAGTGTGTTGGGAACACTACAGATGAATAGAGACTTTTGCCTGATCCTGGGGGCATAAGGCCCATAAGACGCGGTATAATTCCATCTTCAACTTTTTGAAGGCAATCCAGCCATAATAAATGGTGGGCACCAAATATTTTCTTTATTGGAACAAAAAGTTCCTTATCATTGTCATCATCAATGCTGTCGTTCTGGATTCCCGGGATGTCGATAACTGACGCGTAGGTCAGCAGGCTGTTCCTTGCCCTTTCCCTTTTGCTTACCTCGTCCCGTAATTTCGTCAACTCGTCGCAAAGCCGCCTCAATTCTGGTATTGAGTTCGGACGCGCTGACCTCGGTTGTTTTGCCATTGGCATCAACATTCACATTGGTATTGGTCTGGTTGGGTTTGCCATAGGCACGATCCAGAATAACAGCAGCGGCGGCAATAGCAACATTGTCCAATGACTGAGGATCATTGACAATGGTTGCCAGCCGTTCCATGGCTGCACTGGCACTTTGCCGGGCAATATCCTGTATCTCACGTGCTTCCTTGGCCACCGTGATACGCAGCCTGATACGCTTGCTCCTGAACTTCTTGTCTTTGTCGGTCAAGTATCTCTTCCTTCCTTTAGCCCGCATCTGTACTTTTTTCTTCCAAGCTGCTACCAAACCATTCTTGCGCCTTGCATCAGATTCAGGCGACATGTTTGTAGCAAGGGCAAGCTTATTGCCTTCCTTGAAGAACCCAGGACCATAATCTTCCATAGCCCTAATTCCCATAGCCGATTTAGTATTCTGTGGGAGCAACTTAGGCAATGAAAGTTTGAATTCCACTTTAAGCAGCCTTCTTGTACATGGCCTTTTTCATACGGGCCAATAACCTGTGATCTATTGGTTCCTGCAAATATGGTGTCATGTCAAGGTCAGCAGGCACCTTTTTAAGCTTCTCATGTTCATCAGCCTTGATGTAAGGCCGGTAGGCTTCCTGATAAGGCTGCCACATGAGGCCAGCACGCATCACGTGACGGCGTTCATAGCCTGTAGCAGCTTGGTGAGCGTGATCGTATGACCAGCCCAAAGCGTCAATCACGGCTTTCTCAAAGGCTTCGTGATCACGCAAAAACTGTTCTACGTCATATTCCTTTTTAACGCCACGGTATGTGTATGAAAGCTTATCTGGCAAATGCCTATCAATGTAAATAGTTTTGCCATCCGTAGAATACCCAGCCAAGTAGGGCAGGTCATATTCATCACGGTTGATTTCACCGGCACGCCAAAGCAGCTTCCTGACCTCGGGGTCTTCAAGCAGTTTGTCAACCACTTGATGGCTGTGGCTGCCAGAACTGCCCATGAAGTGGTGACCGGCTGACATTACCTACCCCGTTTGCCAAGCTGGTGAGCGCCTGTGTGGCCTGATAGCCGCAGGTGCCCTGACTTGGCTGCCCCCAAATGCCCGTACCCATGGGCACCCTTGACCGTTTTATGGGGTATTGGGTGACTGAGGCCACCCAAGCCCAAAAGGTGCCCCGGTTTGTGAGGCACCAAGGGTGAAGCTTCACTACCCAATTCAGGCCCAGGAATAGGATTTGTGCCAGCAATAGCCTTGGCTGGCACTACAGGGGTTTGGCTATAGAACTTCTTGGGCATTAACGCTTGCCAATCTGATGCGCCCCTGAATGACCGGAAACACGCAACGGGCCTTTGCGCTGCATGATGCTGTGGCCATAACCACAAGCATTATGTGCAGGCGGGGGCTGAAATGAATGAGACGGCCCACTACGGTGCCCCATGTGATGCTCTGCACCTTCACTACCAGCACCAATAGGGCTGCCCTGTGGCTGCTTGGCATTACCGTCAACGGGGCCTTCGCCGTTCAATTCACTACCACGCTTCTCATGGCCAACATTGGCCACTGTGTGCTTGCTCATGTGGTGCTTCCCTTCATGACCTTTTGGAAACCCTGGGTTGCCTTCAAAATGGCCGCTGCGGTCATAACCCGGCTTGCTTTCACCGTGACCGCGCTTTGGTGCTTTGCCTTTGGCCGGTGGCATCTTCTTGGACTGATGGGATTCACTCATTGCTATAGCCACAGCCTGTTTGGGGTTTGTCACCACTTTGCCGTGCTTACTACCAGAATGGAGATCACCTTCCTTGAATTTGTGCATTTCCGTATGCACAACTTTCTGCTTCTGTGCTTTGGTTTTGGTTGGGCCAATGGGCATGATTTAGTTCCTTTCTAATTGTTATTTCATTTTAGGCCGACAAGAACAGGATGTAAATGCACTTTTTCATCCTACCTTCGCCAAGCCATAGGGGCTGTTGTCGTTCGCCGGTTCCAGCGTGCTCGTTGTGATTGGGATCGTAAACGAGTCGTAGGTCTGGTTCACCGTGCAGCCATTACCGATGACCTGCAAGGAAAGAGTATGCGCTCCCGTCGTCAGACTGCTGTAGGTTTGAGAATAGGAGATCGCC